ATGAACTTGGTGTTTCCAGCATTCAAGAATTGTGCAATTGCACCTTGCACATCCCATCTCAAGGCAACATTATCATTGGTTAATGTTTCATTGAAGAACACAGGTGGTTGTGTTGTGATATCATTCCACATAACTGACAATACATATGTCGGCAATATCATCAATGGTTCATATTGAATCATGAAAATATCTTTATCATTGCCAGTATCGTTTGTGTTTGTGAATGCAACTTGCTCAATGACATTGCTATCAATTACATAGTCATTCGACAAATCAAGTTCTCTATCGATGTTGCATTGACCTTGAATAATGTAATTTTCTTCATTGAATGTCAAGAATCGAATGGGTGGCAACGAATGAATTGTATTGTCAAACTCAACCGCTTTGCTACATCCCAATTTAACATTTGAATAAAGATTGTATGTATCAATGTATTCAAGCAATTCTGGAATGTTATTTGTGTTTAATGATGATGTCTGATTGAAAAAGTATGTCATCGGTTCAATACGCAATGTCTGAACATTGTTGATTAACTCAACCGACATTCCAAGATTGAACTTCTTGTTCATCTCCTTGAATAAGTCATCAAATGAAATGGATGGAACATCAACATTCAAGTGTTGTTTCTTTCGTAGTTCTGCACCTGTTGTGATGCAAATCTTTTGATTTGATGGAAGATTTGTATACCAGTCAGAAACAACATTCATTTGTCCATCAGTCATAAACTTGACCAAATATTCAAAGCATTCCATGACATCAAACACTTCAACATATAAAACACTTGCAACATTGGTTGATGGTTCAATCAAAAACATACGATATGTATTTGCTGGAGTAATTGCAAGACCATTCTTACTGAATCCACTATTGATAAATGTCTTTATGCTTTTATTATTGAATATCCTTGCACCATAAGAATCATCTTCAATGCTACATTCAACGGTGCATTTTGAAAGATTGAATTTGCAATCTGATATTCGAATGTTGCCTGTGAATATTTGTTGCTTTGTGTTGCCACATTCTTTCAATATGCGAAACGATACAAATTGGCAATAACCTAATTGTGATTTAATTGAATATAGATATGCATATGCATCTTCGGTGAATGTCAATGTCTTGTCAATCTTTATGAATAGACCACGCAATTCATCATTGCGTTCAATCTTTTCACTCAATTCAGACCAATTGATTGGATTGCTGACAATCGTGTTGTCAAAGTAGAATGTGAACATTAGAATCGATAGGGGTTTTTGTTGCTACCATTGGCAATCTTTTTGAGCAATTGGTTTTGCTCCATCAATAGTCTGCGACTCATTCTGTCAGACTCAAGCAAGTTGCCATCATTGAATGCCGCATTCAGCGACATTGATTTTGACAACTTATTGATAAATGACTCATCATCGAATCCTTTGCGATTTGCTTTTAATGCCGGAACAACATACTTATTGTTGATGTATTGCTCAAGATTTCCCTTGATCCAAGCATCAGCAAGACCCGGATTCTCAAGATTGCGTTCAGTTGGAATGACCGCCTCACCTTCATTCAACATTGCCGGAATAGTATCAATACCTGATGGGTTCTTTCCTCTTTTCAAGAATGCAGTTCCCTTTGCAAGTTTCGGTTCGGGTTGTGATATGATGACTCCAAGTTGTGCAGCACCAAGAACACCAGCAAGAACTGACAATGCCAAATTTGGCAATGCTTCAGTCACAGCTCTTGCCGTTGAAATAATTGTGTTGAAGATGGCAATCTCTTTGTCCCTTTGTGCCTTGCGTCTTGCCAGTTCCTTTTGCTTTTCATTGAATTGCTCTTCGCTGATTTGTTTATTGTCAAGGAGCTTTTGATAGTATTGCAAATCGGTATTGTATGCAATTTGATTGATATTGTTAAACACATCAAGTGACTGACCAAAAATATTTGACCATTCATTGACTGATTGTTTTGTGTCGGTCAGTCTTTGTTCTTCACTTTTCTTGTTTATTTCGGTCAGTTTGTCTTGATGTTCCTTATATGCAAGTTCTTGTTCCAGTTGTTGGGCATCACGCAATGCAGATGCATCCATTCCGGCATCTTCAACGGCTTTGATTTCCTTGCCATATCTTTCATCGATTGCTTTCTTTTGCTTTTCAAATTCTGCATTTAAAATATCAGTTTCTTCGCCATATACTTTGGCAAACAATATCTTTCTTTCTTCCTGTGTTGCAATGATGACTTTTTGAGCATCAATATATTTTTCATATTGCTCATTCTCAATTTGTGCAGTTTCTGCTAATGCTTGTTGAATGCGTTTTTCAGCATCAATAATATCTTGTGCTGCTTTTTTCTTTGCATCTGCTGCTTTCTTTTCTGCATCTGCTTTTTTCTTTGCATCTGCCTCTGCTTTCTTTGCTCTTTCTTCTGCCTCTTTTGCAAGTTGGTCTTCGGTCTTTCCAAGATTTGACTTGACATCTAACTCTTCTGCAATAGTAACATTGAACATTTTTTGTAACGCAACCGCTTCTTCTTTTGATTTCTTTGATAAATCATCAAGAGTCATTTGTGCAGATACGCTTTCAATTTGTGCATCAGTATATTCTTTATTTAACTCTGCAAGATTTGATAGTGTTGAACTACTTGTTGCATATAGTTTAATTCTTCCGTTTAGAATTTCATTAATTGCAAGGTCAATAGGCAATCCTTTAACTTGTTCTTGATTATATTGTTTGCGTGAATTACTTGATCCATTTATCAATTTTGCAAATTCTTTTTCAAGTGCAACTCTTGCCGTTGCTGCCTCTGCTGCTGCCTCACCAGCAACTTGACTTGCCTCTTCAATCTTTAATTCATTTTGTTTGATTGCAATCTTTACAATATATTCATTGTTTACTTTTTTCAATGCAGATGTCAATTGTTCATTTGATACTTTTTCTGCATCAACATTTGCAAGAAATCCGGGATACTTTTCTTGCATTGTTTTAATTATTTCAACACGCTCTTTTGATTTTGGATTCAAACTATTCAAACGCATTTCAAGAATTTCAAATTGCGTTTGTTCATCACGCAATAAGTCAACTGCAGTTTTTTGTTTTGCTCCTGTAAATGATAAAAGATACTCACCGACTTTTTCTTTGACATTATCCCATTTGTTTGCAAGATTTGCCAATGTTCCCGATGATGTATTCAATACATCGTTTGTTTGACCTTGAAACTTTCCAAGTTTCTCACTTACAATTGCAAGATTTTGTGCCTTATCCCCTGTGTTTTTAAACTCAAGTCCAAGTGGTTTCAATGCTCTTGTTTGACCATTGATACCTTGAATGACCAAATCGGTTGCTTGTCCTAAATCAGTTCCAGTTGCAGATGCTAAATCAAGAATCTTTGGAGTTAGATTTTCAACTTCCTTTGATGTCAAACCAAATTGAACAAGTTGTGTTTGTGCTTGTTGAATGGCATCATCAGAAAAAATTGATAGTGATTGCAGTTGTTCTGATTGGTCAATCAATTTGCGAAATGCCTTATCCCCTTCACCACCAATTGTCATTACTGCACCTTGCAGTTTCTTTGCATTTAGTTCTGCTTCTTGAAATGCTCTAATTGATTCCTTGCCAAAGTTTATGATTGCATCAACGGCAAAGGCAGCAACAATTCCTTTGCCTATATTAATTAACTGACCACGAATATCGGTCAGTTCTGAAAAGATTTCTTTGAGTGCTGATGATTGTTCAGTTGTTGCTTTCTTTTGTTTCTTGTTGTTCTCTTCAAATTGCTTGGCATTGTCTGCATCGACCTTGCCTAACTTCTTCAGTTCTTCACCGAGTTTGATTATGTCACTTGAATCACCTTTGATTCTAATTACGACATCTTGCATTTATATGTGAATTGAAATATATACATTCAATCTTTTGCTTGTTAGCCATTGTCCACCATATGTGGATTGTTCTTTGCATTACTGATGACCATATCTTCAATCAACAAATAATATTCGTAGAGTGATAGTCGATATAGTTCGTTTAGTTTAAGGTTGTGTTGGTTTGCGATTTTAGTATGTTGAAGAAATCTTTGTTCCGATGCTTCTCTGATAGATTCGATAAAATTGTTGTTACCTGTTCCTTTGTCATTGCCTCCAGCGTTGCTAAATAGACTTTTAAATCTTGTTTGGATAAACTGGTTGACGGCATTAAGTTCCGTATTGGCTTTGACAAAAAAAAATCTATTCCTTGCTCCCATGACTCATCAGTCCCTTTGATTTCAACAGGATGATCCATCCACATCTGCATCTTCTCAACACCATATTTGAAATCATATGAATAAGGATTCTCTGATTCATCAAAGTAAACAACCGATGCCAACTTCTTCACGATGTCCGGAACGAAGATGTAGTCAAGTCTTTCAAGTGTGTTCTCACACATTTTGTAGATTTCAAAGATATTTATTTCATTGCTCTTGAGAATGTCAATGATTGCAGTCATCGTTCCTTGCAGATACTCCTTTGTGCATCGCATCTCCAGCTCTTCATAATACGAAAGAGCATGGAAACTGCGTCCACAAGGTATAGACATAGAATCATCAAACTTATAAAAATCGATACCATTACAAGTAAATGAGTAAACAACACGGTGTTCAGTTTGAATCTTGCCATTATACGATGGAGCTTTAACTTTTTTTGACATATGTCCCATTGGTTTTTGAATTATGAAATAACATTCCTTTTAATCGATTACGCATATACTTATCCCTATCCCTACGCAATGCATCAAACAATTCTTTGCTGATGTCATCAGGACGGATGCCCTTGAATATAAGTGCCAGTTGCTCTTCCGTCAGTTTGATTTCGTTTTCTTCACTCATTGAAATAACTCCTTGTATCTTACCTTTAACTCATCAAGTCCTCTTCCGGACTTGCGTGTGATGTCTTGGTGTCTTATGCTGAATTGCTCTGAATTGTTTACCGCAATGCGTATCTCATATGCATTGTAAGTCTTGTTGACATACTTCCACATATCGACTTGGCATCCGCATTTGCCGATGCAAGTCCATCCATTGTTCAACACAAAATCATTTATTGCTGCCATAGCCGTTAGATTAATCGTATTAATATTCTATTCACACCAGCAAGTGCAAAGATGTATAGAGGATAAAAATATAAAGAATCAAAATAAGCAAAGTAAACAGGAACCGACCACAATGCAGACATACAAATCAGACAACCACCGAATGGTTTGCTCCAATAGTCACCAAGATATTTGACTGCATAGTATTTGATTCTCCAAAGTATTTGTGCATTGAACACCTCACCATCCACCTCATCATATTGAAGAGTGTAATGCAGTCCAATGATGAATAGTGAATTGAATAGTAGGATGAGTAGTGTGTCAATCATAATTGCAAATATACATAATTGAAAAACACAATCACGATTGTTGCTATCGTGTGAATAACTAATTGATATAGGTATTCAATTACTATTTATATTTGTCCTGTTGTTCTTTGCACCCTTCATTGTGTTGTGTTAGTGCCGACCGACTCCGTAAGTTGGTCGGCATTTTCCTCTCCCAAAAATCGTTGCGTTCCCGTGTGTGCGTGGCGAAACAAAGCATCAAGCAAGGTGAAAGTTGCTATGGTGCTTTTGTTTTTTATAGCAACTCCAATTCTCTTCTGATATCTTTCCAATACTCAAGCATCTTTGTTGATTCGATGTCAAGTGATGCCATTGTTCGTATGGTATTTTCAACTGACCACTTTGCCAGTTCAAGTGCATTGCTTCTTTGAATGCTATATTTCAATTCAAGTTCCAAGACCATATGTCTTGCTCTGCTCTTCTTTGTCATAGTCCTATTTGCTTAATGTAATCACGATGGAATGTGTAGAGGTCATACCTCATGCAATCCAATAAGTCAGCCTTTCTTGTTTCGCTGCTCCTGTCTTTCTTGATGTCACCTTTGTCATCTACTTCCACATACTTGAGGTCACGAATCAAATATGGACATTCATTCGGGTCAATGTATATGTTGTAGTTCTGCAACATGGAGTTCATCAATACCCTTGTGTCTGCCACCGATGGGTTGACATTGCCTTGTTTGAACTGACCATCACCAAGTTTCAATTCATATTTGATGACTGCATAGTAGTTCAGATTGCCTCTGCTGATTGCTTGTCGGTTTCTTCCTGTGGCATCTCCAGTTACCATAAATGTTGATTGAGGAAATGATGCTCTGATGCGTTGGCAAAGTTCATAGATGTCAGAGTTCTCAAGTCTGAACTCTTTGATGAAGAACTTGGTGTTGTCATAATGTTGTGATGCGGTGCAAGTGATAGGGTCAACATTAAAGTCAAATGATAGAGTCACATAATGTGATGGGTTGCATCTGCATTCTCTGATGTGCTTTGATTCATCAAATGCATAAGCAAAAGCATTCCTTGTGATGTCCACATCCTCTGCAAGTATTTCGCATCTGAATGATAACTCATCCATACTGCGTTTGACTATTTCAATCTCTTCCGGTCTTATTGTTGGATTTTGATATGTTGATAGGTTGAACGATGACCAGTCATCTTGCTCCTTACCATTTGCAAACAATCGTTTGAAATAGGTGTCACCGAACTTGGGAGTAGACAGGATCCAAGCATCCCCACCATAATCAATCAATGTCGGGAGGATTGTATTCTGCCAAGCTTCCTTAAACTTCGATGCCTTCTCTGCTTCATCAACAACAACTCTTGCATACTTTCGACCTCTCCCGGAATCCGGATTATCCATTGACCAAAAGTCAATTACTCCTCCTGTAATCAAACGCATTTGCTTTTGTTGTTCATTCTTTTCGCTGATGATGGACATCAAGATGTATTTGAGTTCATGCCACACATCATGCAAGTCACCATATGTCGGTGCAAAGTAAGCAACAGGCTTTCCATCGATTGCAAGTTGTGGAATCAATTCATGGACGGCAAGTGTAGTCTTTCCCCATCTGCGACCAATCTTCAGTATATTGAATCGTGATGCGTCAGACAAGACCTTTGCTTGACCACTATGCAGTTTCTTGAGATGAACTTCCAGTTCCATCATCACGCATTACTTTAATTGTCAATGGCACTTCATTCTTGTTTTCAATGTGCTGCGTTGCCTTGCCCTCTATTCGGTCAAGTATTTCAGCATATGCTTTGATGTCACCTTTGAGTGCCTTGAGTATAAGTGCCATATCCATTTGCTCTGCAACACTAAACTCTTCACTTTCTCCTGTGATGGCATTCTTTTTCTTCTGAACGATTTGCAGTAAACGAATGAGTCTTGTCTTTGAATGTTCAACTCCTTTTGGTTTTCCTTTTGGATTTCCAGACTGACCTTTCTTCCAACTTTTAAGATTTTCGGGATTCGGCATTTTGTTTTGATTTTATCATTGTATTTTCATTGTATTTAAAGATACGAAAGAACTAACAATTATCAATGCAATGATTTGTTGTTTGCGTTTTCAAATGTCAACTTTGAACCACAACAATTGCAAAGTGTTTCATCCATTTGCCGTTCGATTATCTGCGTATAGATATATATCCGCTCTCTGAACTTTAGATTGAACTTCATATAGTCATTGACCTTACGAATGGCATGAATGATTGTTGCGTGATTCTTGTTGAAGATTCTTGCGATTGCGACATATTCAATGGGTTTATCGGGATATGCTTTTGATTTCACATATTGTTGTATGAAATAGAAACATATATGTCTGCACATGACCACTTCTGCCTTGCGTGTCTTATTCAATACAACATCATCGACATTGATTTCCATTGCTCTGCATATGGTGTCAATGATTACTTCTGGTGTCAATTTCATTTGATTTATATTTTGCCCATTCATTAATCAATTGTTTGTATGGAATGTCAACGATGTGAGGGTCATTGATTCCGATGAGAGTGATGACCGCTGATTCATCAACAATCGTTTCTGCATAGTCTTGCCTGATGGATGCAATGGCATCCATGTTTATGCATATGTTTATCCAGTCTTCATTGTCAACACCTATGTCAGTAAGTGTTGGCGAATGAATCAGCACATTGCAATTCAGAATGCCATTGCTTATTTTCATAGCCATTTGACTTGGTCTTTTACTTCCATCCAATAGTCACCCCATGTAACATTCGGGAATGCTGAACTGCGTATGATGTCTATCATTGTGTAGCAACATTCCTTTGTTAGTTGGTGGATGTTTGGATGGTCAATTGCTTGTTCATTTAACATATCCAACCAATACTCATAAATTTCCTTTGCTTTTTCTTGTGGGTTCATTGTGTTGTTTTTTTATCGATACATGAATGGAATGAATGGTTTTGGTTGAGGGTTTTCGCAGTAGGTTGTTTGATAGTATCTCTCACTTGTTTCTCTTGGAAAGATGGTTTCATCCTCTGCCATATGAAGACATCCTGTGCAGTATGCTTCAATTATCTCTTCCTTGTGCATTGCCTTTGCTTTTGCAATCACTTCCTTTGCAGACATCTTGCTTGTTGTGATTTGCGAAATCAACCAATCAAGACTTGTTTCTTGTTTGTTCATTGCTTTGATTATTTAGAATGGTAAATCATTCATGGTATCCGGAGTGTCTTGTGGTGGCTTGACATATGGTTCTTCAATCTTGCAACTGAAATAAGACTCTCCAGTTGTTTGTGATTGTCTTACCCAACAAGCAATGGCAACCTCTTTGCCATCAACATTGATTTTGCCTTTGTAGTCCGGAGCTTTTTCTGATGTCTTCTTGTTGTTTTTGAAGATTGCTCCTGTGTTGATTTTTGTTTCCATAATTTTATTTGTTTAATTGTTTTTGAAGAAATTCGGTAGGTGTTGATAGTCCATTCATTGAATCAACGGTCTTTGCAAAATCTATTTCTAATTTTGCCGTGTTGATTATTTGCTGCGACAATGATGCTATTGCCTCTGCTTTGTCAACGGTCATGTTGCTTTCCTCATCCTTGAGCATTTCTATTGCCTCAAAGAGATGATCCCTCAAGTGTTCGATTTTGTTCTTTGCCATGCTTCTTTTTTTAGTTTGTTTTTCAATCTGATAAGTTCACGCAGTTCCATTGGATATTTTGAGTCACGATTATTGTGACAATGTTCTTCCTTTGATAGCATATATAGGTTTTCAATTGTGACATTCATTGTGTCTTTGTCTTTGAATGCTATCACATGACCTTTTGGTATTTTACCATATGCATCCATCCAAATCTTATGGTGCAAAAATAACCATTTCTTTTCATCTACTTTCACAAACTGATATGTCTTTCGCAAATTATTTGTGCGAGTGATGATTGTTCCAACAGGCATTGTATGTGATGGTTTGCTGCCTTTCTTGAATTGCGTTTGTTTGATCCGTTCAATTTGCTCTTCGGTCAGATAGTCACTTTGCTTTTTGCCTTTGTTGTGAGGCTTTCGATTAAGTGTATGCATATGACCTTTGAAGAATCTTTTTGCCTCCGGGTTGGTTGCCCAGTCATCTGCCTTGCGAATCTTCAATTGATTCGCCTTTGATGACACCGATGTCCGTGACCGATTAATCATTGCACCAATTGTAATTGCTGACTTAATGGGATAAAGGTCACGCAGTAGTTGCACTTCTTCAGTTGTCCATTGTCTTTGATTCTTCATATTTCTTTTTCTTTGCTTCGATTATTGCTTTCTGAACTGATGAAACATACCCTTTGCACTCATCACACATCAAACATTGTTGATTGCGTCTGAACCGTTCTTTTACCTTGTCCGGTGTGATTTCCCATATTGACATGAGGTGATTGTAGAATGATTCATTGTCTTCCTGTGTTAGTTCATCAAACGGATTGTGCATAGTTGTAATACTTTATGGTTTTATCGATTCGGTCATTGATGCCATTATAGCCGCCATTTATTTTCTTTGTCACCTCACGAATGGTGCGTTCATCTATTCCTTTGTCGCATATGCTCCACAACTTGTTGTTGTTGAAAAAGAATAATGCAGATTCAAAAGCATAATCAGTTGCAACAAGATCCGGGTTCAAAAGTATTGATGGCATCTTGAACCACAAAGCGAATTGATAATAATTATCCAACCCTGTCAATTGAATTGCACCTCTGCCTCTATATTTATACCCATCACCAGTTGATTCATCACGATTACCCATGCGGTTAGCATATACACGATTGGCAATCATTTGCGGTTTGTTTGCATATGCTGATGCTTGTTCAGCATTGAAATACTTCTTGAATGTCCTCATCAATCCCGATGCAGAGTAATTCAGATTTTCGGTGTATATTTTAAATCCTCCTGTTTCATGGTCACATTGTGCGAAGAAATGTGCAGCACGAATCGGAGTCATTCCAAAGTGTTGCATGGCAGCATTGAATGTGTTGCGACCAAAGATGCCATCTGCCTTGACACCGATGCGTTCTTGCAATTTGATTATTGACATTTGATTTCTATATAGTATTTCTTGTAACGATTTTTCTGCAATGAATCCTTGATTTGATATCCAGCATCACGGAGGTCTTTGACTCTTCTTCTCATGTCACCGATTCCGTAGAAGATAAGAGCTTCAGCCGTTGTCAGATGTTCACCACGCATGAGTGCATCAAGCAACATCTTGCATTGCTTTGATAGGTGCGTCTTGTTTGATTGCAAAATTGCGTTTGATTCTGCATTGTTTTCAATTCGATTGAAATTGATGTTCAGTTCGTTGTTCATTTTTATTGTTTTTGATTGTTTATATTGGTAATCTTTTTAGAATTTTATATAGCACATTAACCACGATAGAGTTTCCGGCTTGTTTGTATGCTTGAGAATCGGAACAAGTCCATGTAAATGTGTCAGGAAAGTCCATCAAACGAAAGCATTCTCTTGGGGTAAGTCTGCGGATTTTGTAATCTTGTGCAACTACTTGCCTGCACTTACCTTGCCTTACTCCAAATCCTTTATAATAACTTGCATCTATGCCTGTGCAAACATCTTGGCTTAATGATTGTTCAATTTCCTTTTGATATTTATTGGTTGGTATTGAAACAAAGGTATTGTTTGCGGCATCAATGATTACCGGCTTGTCTTTGGGAAGGTCGTGATCAAACTTATCAAGGGTTTCGTTTAATCGTTTGCTGGTGTATCTAACAATATTGCCACCCCAATTTTCTTGACCTGAATTTATTGCCGGAGATATGCCATCTCCATCATAAACCCTATTCTGCTGATATGGTTGTTTGCCTCCACTTTCCTTGCTTGGATTTATTTGAATCACTCCCTGATTGTTTGTGGTATCAATTGTTTGAGCAACTCCCTTTCCAACTCTTCCTCTTCTTGTATCAGAGTTAGGATGACACAATGAGATTGAATCACCATCAGTTGCCTCTTCATATCCAAGTGATGTTGCCGACTTAACCTTAATGTACTGGTTATCTCTTGGACACTTATAGTAACCACTTTGAATTGTTCTTGATTCGTTTGGTAAAGTTTGATTTAATATATTTGAATTGACATCAAAGCTTGTTCCTTTAGTTCTTTGCAGATATTCAATTTTTGATTCAGTTAAAAAGTATTTATCATCCACTACCTCTTCCAAAACATCTTTCAATCGTTTTGTCAAACGCTCTTCAACTGGAAATCGAAAGTTATTATCCTTGTCATCACGGATGCCGATAAGAAAAACCCTTTCCCTATTTTGAGGAACACCATGTTCTTTGGCATTTAATACTTGCCAATAGAGGTGATATGGTACACTATCTTCATCAGGAAACATCACCATCGTTCCATTAACTGACTTGCCTCCCAACATATTTACCCACTCACTAAATGTCTTGCCTCCATCATCCGACAACAACCCTTTTACATTCTCAAATATGAAGAACCTTGGCTTATTCACCTTGATGAACTCATGTGAATTGAAAAACAAGATGCCTCTTTTGTCATCCTTGCCTAATCTTTTTCCAGCTAATGAGAACGCTTGACATGGTGGACTTGTCATGTATATGTCCAATGAATCCTGTGGAATCTCTCTCTTATAGACATCAGTCGGAAAATACTTTGGTTCTCCATAGTTATGAATGAAGGTCTGCCTTGCATACTTGTCCATGTCACACGCAAAGACCTCTTCATAATCAATGCCCAGTCGCATCAATGCTTGGTTGAATGCACCGACTCCAGAAAAGTCACTGCCTATTTTGATTTTCTTCATTGTTCTTTTGATTATTGATGTATTGCTGAACTGCGATTCGTTGTATTTCTTGATGCTTTTCTTTGTCGCTCTGCAATTGTTGCTGACGCATTGTTTCAGTTTCCTTTTTCAATCGGTCATGCTTTTGCATTGATTGTTGCTCTGAAAATTCAAATCGTTTTGCAATGTGTTGTTGCAACCAAGACATGATGACTTGTCCATCGATCCGGTCATATACTTGACCATACATTCCTTTCTTGGCATTGTTAAAACACAACTTAAAATCTTCGGGTTTTAGCATCCAATATTCTTGCTGAATCAATTCAATCGTTTGACCGACTTGCACATCCGACATTGATTTGCCGACATTGAAGAATTTGATGACATCAACGATGATTATTGTCAAGATTGCTTTGGTATGTATGTCACCATATTCCTTTTTCATCTTGGCAAGTGATGGTGACTCTGCCTTGATTACATCATCAAAACTGATTACCTGTATTGCCTTGTATGATTGCTCTGGCAAGGTCTTCCATTCGATTAATGCTTTCTCTTTTTGCTGATGCTGAATTGCTTTGTTGACTGGTTGTAATTGCATTGGTGTTGTTTTTTAAAGGATACACATCTGACCATCCCGACATTACTGATTTGGTCACTATTTCGTTTGCGATTTTGACATTGTTGTTTGCAAGGTCTTCAAGCTTTTGGAGTTGTCGCATCAGAATGCGTGATGACACCGATGCTTTCTTCTTCTTCTTGACCTTGATAAATTCTTGCCAAATTTCGACAAAATCTTTGTCATTTAGAAAAGGATGAACGATTTCTTTTGATTCTTGCTTTGTCAAATCAATCAATGCTTGGTTGTAACCAGCAATGTAAATGTGTTGGTGCAAAAGATTGTCCGTAAACATTTCTGCTTTCAATTTAAGTTCTTTTTGTGTCATTGTTTAATGTGTTAAGGTGAAACTCAAAATACTCTTTGCCTTTGTCAACTTTGATGACTTCAACCAACCATCTTTTGATTTGCTTGTCATTGAATCCATATTTCTTGGCAATGACATCCTGTGCGATTTTGATGCAGTTGTCACCATCTGCGTTGACTGATGATAAACCAAATGTAAATGCGATTTCAAATGGAGGTGATGGCAATTCGATGGATGGTAAAGAAAACATGACAAGTTGTTCCCATTGTATGTGTTCTTTTGTATTGTATCTGCGACCACGATAGGCAGCATTCACCGACATCGGCTTGATATTTATTCTTGCACCATCGGTGAATGTCTGCCCAAGTAGTCCAGTTGCCATCGATTAATACTTTACCACAAAAGTATCAATTCTTTTCATCACTCCTTTAGTCTTGACATCGATGCAGTTTGATTTGCGTAATCTTGAAAGCAACTGCGATAAATCAATGATGTCATATTTGTTTGCCAATTTACGCAATGTTGCATCTCTGCGTTTGATTTCCTTTGACCCAAAGACACCTTTGACTTCTTTGAGAAACTGCAAAGACTTGTTGTGCATTGTTGGCAACTTGATTTTGGAAGATGATGTTTCAATTGATTTGTTGTTCATCAATGCATCGACCTCTGCCTTGCTGATGGTGATGATGATTTCTCCGAAAAGATTTGTTGTAAGTTTCATTGTGTTGATTTTTAAGGTTAATAATTATTTGATTTGTAGGTTGTAATTGGTTTCGATGACTGCACCATCTACTGGTTCACCATTCTTGAGTGCCTCTTTGATTGCCATCTTCAGAATCTTTGGTGCTTGTGGCATCTTGTATTGATCCGGGATCAATGCCTCATTGATGATTTCAACTGACTCTGATTTTCTGAATGAAAGTTTCAATGTTGGTGATTTGATTTCATTGATTTCAAAATAGGTCATTGCCGATGTCAGCCTTGCTTTCAATTCTTCGATGGCATTCTGCCTTGCTTTCTTCATCTTTGTCAGTCGCTGAATCTCTGCATCAATCATATCACACTCCAGTTCTGATTGCTTAATGATGTAACCATAGTTCACCGCCTTTTCTTGAAGATTCTGCTGATTGATTTTCAATGCGTCTTCGATATCAGGTGACACTTCGCCACCTGATTCGATTAATGCTTCGGCAATTTGCTTGTATTGCTCCGTGATTTGATAGAGTGAAAGACTCATTTCAGACCTCCTTTCTTTGCTTTTACTGCATTGATGAAATCCTTGTTTGATTGCAAAGATGCATAATTGTTCCAAACACTTTGCAGTTCAATCAAATCGTTTGCTGATTCAACACCAAACAATGCATCCAATAGGTCAAGACTTTGTTCTGCGACTTCTATCTTTGCTGATTCAACACCTTTGTTGCACCAGTTAAGAATCATGCGACCTGTTTCTGATGTGATAACGAACTCCGGCTTTCCGCTAAACATCGATGTCCTATCCTTTGATGCCCTCACCATATGCTTATCATTCAGAAACTCAAAGTTGATGGTCAGTTCATATTCAAATCCATCCCTTGTCACTTCTTTTGTGCCGACCTTTTGAACTTGGACATAGCCTTTTTCATTCTTGGTCATGTCATAGTCTTGTTTTCTGCGAACGGTTGTGATGATGTGACAGGATGATTGCAAGATGGCATTGATAAATGCTTGATGTCTTGGTGTTACTTTTGACCAATCTTGAAACCGACCACCCAAAGAATCAACAATTTGAAGACATCCACCGACACCCTCCCATTCGTGGGTGATTGAATCAATGATAATGACATCCATCCCAGCCGATTCGCAAGTCTTGATGGCTTCAATGTATCGTTCGGGTGAAAATGGTGCTGACAATGCCAAGACATTGTAATCACCTAAATCAGAATAAAGAGATGCAGAATTGTTCTCCGTGTCAATGACGGCAATCTTGTTCCAATCATTGGTCATGCCATAGGCAAGTAAGAGTGCTGAATAGGTCTTTCCGAATCCAGACGCACCAGATAGACCCATGCGGAGCTTTACTTGTTGTCTTGTTGCTTTACTTAATTTCATCGTGTTTTTTTTAAGTTGTTAATAATATGTTGTTGATTGTGCAAATGTAGCAATCAAATCAAAATAATTGCATTATTTCTACTGACTTGTTGCAAATCAAGCATGGTGTCCAAATAGGATTGTGCAAATGTTTTTTCATTGTCATGCTTAAAATACAAGGTAGTGTAGTAAATCGGATCAAACCAATCAAGCATTCGGTCTGAATGACCAATGATGATAGTGATTGACCCGACTTGTAAATTCACCTTGATGTCTGCCTCACAAGTAGTGTGAAGATGGATGTCGCAAACTTTGTTGACCAGTTCGCAAATCATTGCTTTGATAAATGTGTCCATTGCGTTGTTGTTTTTGATGATTATTGATTTTGTTGTTCTTGCTCAAGCATCCTATACTTATGCTTCAGTTTGGTGACCTCATTGGTGTAGTGTGCCTCTTCTGCGTCTTTCAAGAGTTCATATTCAAAACGATTGATTTCCTGTTGGACAACGGAGTTGGCAAACTCAAAACAAAAATAGTATTTGTCTTTGCCAGATAGGTCGGTGATGTGAATCAGTTTCGTTGTCATTGATTGCTTGATTTAGCAATGACATCAAGAAGAATGCTTTTGACGGTAGTCATTCCACCAAGACTTTCAATGATTTTCTCTTCGACATAGATGCTGACTTGCACCTTGCGATTTCCTGATGGTTTGCGTCCGGCATTTGGTCTTTTGCCACCACGAACTTTGACTTCTTTTTGATTTTGCATTTGTGTTTCCATTTGATTTTAATTTTTAGAGTAAGACATAAATGATTGTTGATAATGTGTGCAAATGTATTAAGTGATTTGAAATAATCAAATGACTTTATCATTTTTTTTTGATTCGCAGTATTGCGTGAACTTGAGGAATCCATAGACCATTGCCTTTGCTATTAGTCCTACGATGATGATTTCGTGTATCATTGCTTTAATTTTTAAGTTTATGAGAATGCCCTATCATAAGACGGAGCTTTGGTAAATACCCATGCATCCAGTTCATCATTCCATTCGATGCAGTCTATGTTAACCCAAACATTAAAAGTATCGGATTGACAATATCTGAATTTTATTCTGCCATTATATACCTCAATGATGTCGGTTTCACCACCGATGATTCGTTTGATTGAATCATATTTTTCAGGAGTCTTCATTGCCTTTGATTTTTAAGATGATTAATTGACTGCGTAGTATTCGAACATACAGGTGTTGAGAAAGTTCTGCCAATCATTTCCTGTCCAATAGTCGGCATCGTTAAAATCGGCAGATGACATCGGGTTGGTGCGATACTTTCCGGCAGAGGTGCGGATGGTGTAGGTCTTTTTTGACTTGTTTGCAGTCACTTTGATTTCTCTTTTGCTGATGGTTGTTGTTGTTTTCATTGCTTTTGATTTTTAAGGTTTAAAATATGCAGTGTAGGATGTTGCTCCCCGTTTGGTTTAACTATTTGGCTTGATAATATTTATCATATGCCCATTTCTCAACAATGCATAAATCATCATCAGATAACTGATATGTCATTTGAATCATTCTCATTTTTGCATTAAGTCTATCATAGCCACATCCATCATCTACTTTGTCGAAATATCTAAATGCGGACAGCATTTCTGAAAATGCTCCCTTTGGAATGATTGATTTGTTTTGTGTTTCCATTGTGTTGTTGTTTTTAGTGTTAGACATCGTGTTTGTTTCTGCAAATCTACAATCAAATGTTGAATGTTCGACATAAGAATCAAAATAAAGTTGCAGATTTTTATAAAGTACTGAAAATCAACACCATTTTTTTCATATTGATATTCAAAAAAGGGTGATTTTGCATTGGATCCTGTCAAAAATAGGTCATAGTTATTCACACTTGACCCACGAAATGCGTGTTTTTTTATATTTGTGTCGATTTGTTGGGGGAATGAGATTAACACTTGGGCAAATCGAAATAAGGTCTACAAGGGGATGCAGTCAAAGACCAATGGTGCAACAAAGGAGAGAGCCATATGACTGACGGAACGCATTAGTTTCGTAAATAGACTCCAAGCATAGGCACGATGCGTTGACCTATGTATGCAAATGGCGGTGCGACAAACTCACGAGGATGTCCAAAAAAGTCAGAGCATAGTTCAACTCACTTTTTTTTAATAAGAAAGTGAGGATAGAACAACTATGCTTGAACGATGCTCTAAATCTACAAGGATAACCTAATAGTAATAACAATAATTACTATTAATCAAATAAAAAAAAGTCGCTTTTTTATTCTTCGACTTCAGCACCAAAGAACTTGGTAACCACTTTTCCAACTGCACCGATAGTCACAAGGTATCCGGCAATTGTAACAACACCGACTGGCAATGCTATAGGTGCAGCAACAATGACTCCACCGATTGCTCCAAGTAAAAGCAATGCATCACCTATCTTTTGTGCAGCATCAGGAGTATTTTTCTTTGTGTAATTTTTTGGATGAAAGTTAGCCATTGTTTAAAGTGTTTATGATGTCATCAGCCGTTGCCATTGCAATGCCGTTTATCGTTGTATCTTCTCCCATGAATGCAATCACTTGACCTCCCATGAAAACATGAACGCATAGGTCATCAATCTTTTCTGCCTGTTCATATGCATAATCAATGCCATTCAATGTGATGATATTATTATTAAAAATCAATTGATGCATTATTCAAGCATTTTAATATTATACATAGATGCCGTTGTGCTATCGCCTGTATTTGCGTTCTGAATAGCGAAAACAAAATACTTGTCGGTTGTCCAATCAATATTGAGTGCAGATGCAGCAACGGTTGAATTGATTGCATCCGTGACACCCGCAGTTGCAGAAGCAACCACTTCCGTATTGGTCGCAGTTTTGATGACCGCCTCCCTTGTTATTTGTGAAAATAATGTGGCGGTTGCAGTTGTGTTGGTTGCAAGTAATGTTCCTCCGGCAATGGCTGCCGTTGTGTTTATGTATATACGCAAGGATGTAGTACCTGCTGTACCCACTTTCCTTGCCCTATAAATAATATTCAAAATGTCACCTACGGCAAATGTGCCACCGGGAATCAAGACTGATTTGACAAGTGTGTTTGCCGTGGTTCCTGTAACCGCAGTTGCATTCGTATGGTCTTTGTAAATCTTGCCACCGATTTTTGCATTAAACATTTGCCAATCGGCAGATGTTACAAAACCTTTTGTGCTTCCGTTGGCAACTTGTCCGTTGGCATAGTCAATGCTGATGACACCGGATCCGTTATCATTGAAATCGGATGCAGTAAATGTGGCAACTCCTTTTGTTGTTCCATCGGCAACTGCATTCGGCAATGATTGCCAAGTCTTATCACCTCTAAACCATTGTGATGTTGTGCCAAATGGAATGCCCGGTTCTTTTCCGTTGAATGTTCCCCAATCAGCATTGCCAAGATAACCACTTACCAATGCCGTTGCTTGAGGCATTGCAATGGTTCTATCGGCAGACAAGTCACCACCTCCGGTCAATGGTGATGTTGTGTTTATTGCCCTTGTGCTATTGATGTATTGCGTGTTGTAGTATGTAACACCATTTGCCCATACAACTGATGGATTCGGATAGGTTCCTGACAAATCACCTCCGGCACTCCCTGTCGGTGATATGACTTGTGTCGGTGTTAAACTGATTAACGCAGATATTGAACCAACCGTTGGTGTTGTGATGAGTGTGATGTCAAGTGTGTAGTTGTTGTCATAGACATCGACAAGTATTGCGACATTCGGATTCGCAGTCAAGTATAATTGACAACCATCTTGTTGAACATACAAATATGACATATCATCATACCCGATGTAGTAAAGATTGTTGACCGTATAGAACTTATCGATGTATGGCATCAGTCACAAATGTATTTATACACAATGCATTTAACAGGAACATCATCCTCTTCATAAAGTGTTGCCTTTGGCAATCCCGATGCATCGGATGAAATCCAAATATTGAAAACACCACTTGCAGAATTGAAAAGATTCAAGAACAATGTGTCATTGAATGACAATTCTCCAGTCAATGTTGTTGTGATTGTTGTGAAATAGACCTCCCCGAACTTATCCTTGCAGAACACAAAGTATTCAGTCAATGGAGTGAGGTCAGTAGCCAACACAAACGGAAGACTACTGACCACCTCTAAACATTTTTCGCAATCAGAATAACTATTGTATGTGCAGAGTTTCTCCATTGTCATCATTAACAAGCAATGCAACGGTCGAAGATTCCGACAGGCATATTTGTTGGACATGGGATGTCCTCTTGTGAGAACTTGATGGTTGCATTCCAAATCACTTTTGATTTGATGTCTTCGGCAATCGGTGCTTTTGGAATAACCAAAGCGGGTTTGCTTGAAAGATATACTTGCGATTCGGTTCTGTAGCCTACCAAATAATCAAGTGACTTTTTGATAGAGTTCCAAAAGTTGCAGTTTCCGAGATAGTTTGGGTCGAACACATTAAGAGTGAAATCATATCCGGACAAGTCCATTGGAATGTCACCGAAACCTGTTTCAGTAACTTCAGCCATTTCAAGAGAACCTCTTGTCTTTGGAAGAACGATAACTGATCCGGCACAAATCTTTGCTGCCCATTCCGCTGGGTTTGTTATGTCGGCAAATGCAACCGAAACGTGCTGAAACCATATGCTGCGAATGCCACCAAGTTCTTTTGGAGGACAATCACTACAGGTCGGTGACAACACGGTGTTACACGATGGATAGTAAATTGGCATTGTAGTTTATTTTTATTATTGTTTTTGAATTATGGCATTTGCCCTTTTAATCAATTAAACAAGTAGGGAAACAATCCTTGCTGAATTGAGTAACGATTTTATATGTAACGGCATACATGATTGAAGATGGTCGCAAGTCAAATGATTCAGTTGAATACTCTGCTTTGTAGACCTCTTCACTATTTGTGTTTACCGATGCAATTTCAATTGATATATGTTCGATGTTGTTGTTGCTCAAGAAAGTGTTGTTGGTTTCTTTAGGCATATACAACAATATTGTTGAAATCAAATTGCTGCCGTGCGTTTGTATCTTGATTCGGTCGCTTATGACAATCATTGTCATGTTTGCAGTTTCTTGAATGGTGTTCAGATTGTCACCATAATTGTCTTCAAGAATGACTTCATATTCAAGACCATTCAAACGATGATAGACTTGCATGGGAACGGTATCATCAATGATTGCAGAGATGCCGTCACCATAGTTGTCAATGATTGCCGGGTAAGTGTTACGCACATCGTTTTCGATGACAGGAACCAATTCAACAATATCATCATAATAAGTTGCCATCTGATATTGATTTTGTGTCAATACTGATTTCAACTCATTGTTGATGTATGTGATTATTTCTTTAATCTTTGGCATTCAATTCTTGTTCTAAATATCGTTCAAAAATATCGACTGCAATTTGTTGGTCTGCTTTTGATGCTGCCCAAATCTTTTTCTTGTATTTATCTTGTTCAAATATCTTGCGGAGTTTTTCACCATATGCAGACTTGAATCCAATGACATAGTCTTTGCCTTGTGCTTGAAATCCAAAGTCCTTACGAAGATTGCCAAAATAATTTAGGTTGACATTCATTGCATCCATACCTTGAATGTTTCTGAAATCACGATAGCCACCTTCAATCATCATGACAGGAACGGCTTTCTTTGCTTTCGGAAACTTAATCCACAATGGTTGCTTTGTTTTCTTTCCTTTCTTTGTCTTGACTCCTTGTTTTGTATTTTTGAATTTCAATTGTGTTGATTCAATGACCGTTTGTTTGAACTTCGATTTGTTCTTGAATTGGTTCTTGGTAGCCAACATCAACTTCGTTGAATACTTTCCGATTGGAGTATTGTCTGCCGCTTTGCCATCGTTATGAATGCGATGACTTATATTTGCATACAATGTTGATGCAACCTCCCGGATCATTTGATTCTTGCCAACACCAGTCAACTTCGTTAGTTTGTTTTCAAACTTACGCAAGACATTATCGATGTTGCTTTCGTAGTTCATCTTTAGAGGATGGTGCTTTTGTATGAAACAGGAGCGTCACATTCAATGCAACAATCGTTTTGATTAAGAGAAAGACCATAGACGGCATTGTTTAAATCTCCGGCATATTTTGTTTCATTGATGATTCCACCAATGTATTTCGCCTCATATTCTTTACGCAATTCAATTGCTCTTGTCTTGTCGATGGTTGTCCATCGATTGATGCGTGAGGAGTAGATGCGTTCATTCATCAGTTCTGCACCAAGCAAGTATGCCCATGATGTCAGAAAGTGTCCTTTGTTGTTGCAGACCAAAGTGTCATATGAACACTTGCTGCTGAACACAACCGAAACACCATAAGTGTTTGTTGTCTGCGTAGAACCCTTGACACCATACACATATGATTCACATCTGCTTGTTGAATAACAAGTGCAGTTGCAATCATTGTTCCATCCATTGACATTTTCAAGTTGCAAGGATGTTGATGTTGTTCCTGTTGCCATATATGTGATTGAAATATTTTTCGAGTAGTAGTCTTTGCCGACATTGATTGCATTCCATCCGGCAATACCAGTCACATTGAATGTGTCAAGTGTTGTGTTGGTTGTAATGTCTTTGATTGTAACGGTAAAGTTGTATGGGTTTGCAAAATAAACATTGATTGTTTGGATGTGAATCAATTGCAAGTTGCTTCCATATTGTGATGTTTCGATTCGCAATCCACGATTTTCATTCAATGGTGCGAATGTTGTTGATGCATCTATCTTCTTTCCGATGTCATGCGATTGAAGAATGTGCTTGAGCTTGTAACCACTATTGTATCCATTTGCTCCGAACTTATTGTTCATTGCAACATTGGTGTCAACCTTGAATCTTGCGGCTGCTCTCTTCTGCACATCACTCCAAACACCAACAAACGATTGTTGGTCAGCATCTGCGATTTGGTCAATCTGCCTCCACTCCAAGCCATACAAAAAGTCATTGATGTAAATGCCCGATGTAGATGTAGTGTTACTGCATCCTCTGATTCCTATATAGTTAATTAAACAATCCAATTTTTTATGGTTTTAAAAAAGACCCTACCCGATGAAGAGTAGGGTCTTCTTGTTATCAACAATTACTTTGCGTTATGCTCCGCAATCATCACAAGAGTTGGTGATATTGTAACGCAATGTGCCACGATTTCCAACAAGAGGATCTCCGGCACGATAAGCATTTGTCGGCAGAGTAAACAGACCGGCAGATTTGCTAATGATTAACTGATAGCCGGGTTCGATTTCAACTGAATTGCCATAGTAAGCATCGGTGAATGATTTCTTACAATCGTTGTATTTCAATTGGAAATCAAAATCAACACCAAGAACTTCAGTTCCAACTTGCATAGGAAGAGTCATTGTTCCGAATGTAGAACCACCGGGTTTGATTCCGGCTTTGAATCCTGTGTATTTCATATACTCCACGATTTGAACTGCATCAGGTTCAGCAACGATGAGATGGTTTGCACCGAAAACGGTTGCAACATCAAGGTCATAATAGAACTTCATGCCTCCGGCAAGTATTGAAGAGTTCAGACCTGTTGAATCCAAACCTTTAGCAACTTGTTGCCACATGTAGTTAGCAAACAAACCACCACCAATTGCTTGTGGAGTTCCTGTGAAACCATTCAGTTTGTAATCGGCAAGAATCTGCGTGATACCATCGGTAAGATTGTTGGTGTTTGCATTCTTGTTCAAATTGATTGTAGATGCGGTGTTGACACCAGTCCTTCTATTGACACCGATGTTTGCTGAAAGGATAGTCAACAAATCAGAGTTCAATTTGGAAAGAATTGCGTTAGCACCAGCATATATTTCTTCAACGAACTCATTCATGAAATCAGTTGATGGTTGACCTACGGCAACCGTCTTTGATGCCTCATCTTCATACTTTGCGATGGTTTCATCAGCAATGTTGATTGCAAATGCAGATGTGGAAGCAAGAGCAACTGATGTTTCAAGATAAGATGGAACATTGGTAACATTACAATCGATTGAAGAATCAACGAAATCTTTTGTCCACCTTTGACGATACTTTACTTGAACACTTTCTTGGTGTCCAGCGGCATTATTAAGGCGAAGAACTGATGGTTTCTTTTGTGATTGAAGAAAGTTAAGAAATCCTTGTGGATCAACTTTGAATTGAGGAGTTGCAGATTGTGCAATCTCCATCAGATGTGCGAGTAAATAAGGGCGAAATCCGTTTGCCATTTTATTTTAATTGTTAGAATTTAGATTTGATTTGCCTCTGCAATTTGTGCTGCCAGTTTGCTGATGGCTGCGTTTTGTGAGCGACTAACATTTGCGTTCACTTGTGGTGCAGTCATTTGTTGAACAGGAGCGGTTGATGGTGCAGATGCTTGGAGTAGATTGTTGTCTGCAAATACTTTTGAAAAGTAGTCGCTAACCGAAACTTGTTTATTTTGCTCAAAGTAAGGAGTATCTTCAGATGTCCGCAGAACGATGTTTCCCAAATCATCAGCGACAACCTTCAAGCCGTTTTCTTTTAATTTTTTAGATGCAATATTCTTTGCAGTTTCAATGCAGACTTCTTTCGGCATCTTGAGTGTGTCTTCCATTGCATACTTGTATGATGAATAAAGATTGTCAAGAGTCCAATTGATTCGGTCGCTTTGTCTTTCTGACTGCAATTGCTGAATCTTTTGTTCGTATGATTGTTGAGTTGTGAGAATCTTTGCATTCAAGTCTTCGATGTCTTTAATCATCTTTGATTTGTCACCTTGACTTGCTCCGGCAAACTTTCCTTTCAACTCTTCTGCAATGAAATCGTTGAATTTCTCAATGGCATCGTAAGTGTTGAATCGACCATCAGCATTGCGTTTGACATTGGCATCTTTGAACACCAACCACTTGTCATTGATTCCGTGCTTTTCAGCAAGAGCTTCAATCTTTGAATCAATAGGATTCAATGCTTTTGCAGTTATCAATGATTTGATTTTTGGATTTGCCTCTGCTGCCTCTTGAGTCAATAAGTTAGACAAGACTCTTCCAGTCAAATCATCAGGAACATCAAGTTCAATGATTGATGGTGAAGACAATACTGCTTTTACACTTGGATCATCATATGCGATGCCAACATCAGTAAATAGTTTGTTGAGAAATTCTCCGAGTTTCATATATTATTTGGTTTTGGTTTTGCTTTTTTTAGCCGTCTTTTCAGCAACATCATCAACGATAGTGTTGAGATTCTCCAAAGTTTCCTTCAGAATCTCATTCTCTTTTGCCAGTTCTTCATTCTCTTTTTTGAATGAATTGATGGCAACACTTACATCAACACTTTCAACAACTTTCTTTGTTGCTTTGTATTCTCCTTTTGAATCGGGATATACTATTTCAACAATATTGTCAAAGTGGATGCGTCTAAATGTTTCGATGTTGCTTTCGGGAACGAATACTTCGCTGCCCGATTTGAGAAATACTTTAAGTGTTTTCATAGCAATGCAAAATAAATCAAAGTAAAATTGATAATTGATATTTACATTTGTATATTTACATCACTTTACATCTCATATATATGGCAAGAAAAAAAGGTGATTGTGAAGAGTGTTGTGCCTATGGCATCATCTTCACTCCGGAGAATTGTTTGACCATCAAACGCATCCAAGCCGATGCATTGACAAGAGGTCGCAAACTATCTTTTGAGAATGCTGTGAATAAGTTGATTACCGAATATCGTTTCGCAAAAGAAACAGGAGCCATCATCAAGTAGCCAAGACAAAGATGTCATCGATGTCAAGTCTTGAATCGAAGATGTATCCTTTGGATGCCAACAATCTTCTGACTTCAAAATCATTGTAGTTGTTTTCTGCAATGATGACTTTGATTTTGAACTTTGTGAAATCAATACATTGCAAGATGTTGAACTCACTTCCTTCGGTATCAATTGACAATAAGTCAATGTCATACATCTTGTGTTTGTCAAGCAATGCGTTGATGTCATAGCAATTGATATCGATGTCAACATAGCCATCATTCATCGACTCAAGTTCAATGCGTTTCTGATGCTCCATCTGATAAGCATCAACAAGACCTGACAACATCTCACCACCACCATTGACTTGTCTGAACTTCATTGTTGTATCACAAGTCCATGCACAACCTTTGATGTTTATGCTTGACCGATTCAACACCAATTGTTCATATGCAGAATCAAGTGGTTCAATGCACATTCCTTTCCAGTCAAGTTCTTTCTCAAAGAAATATGTATTTGAAAAAGTGATGCCATCGTTTGCACCAATGTCAAGGAAGACACCATTGTCTTTGTTCTTGAAGAACTTATTGTTGACATACTTGTCTTGAAAGAATTGACCTTTGTAAATGTTCATATGAATATGAATAAATGGGGAGCATTATACTCCCCATCAATTAACTGATTTTGTTAAGTGCAGCATTGATTCTCATCATGATATTGTTCATGATGTATGGATTGGTTTCTGAATTGGTTGTTGATCCGGGAACACTGATTTCAACTATTTCAGAAGACACCGAATCGTTTTCGGTATTATGCACAAAATAGATGACGGTGTATATGAAAGAACCATCACCACTCATTGATTGCTTTACAGGTGCAACATGATGAAAACCTTTGAATTGATACTTCATTTGTTTTGATTTTTATATTTGAATAATTGTTTGTGAAATAAATATGCCCATACAAAGACTATTGAAAGACCGATGTTCATAAGCAATTGTGATTTGCTTGGTGTGTCGAATGTCAAGACATTGAATAGTGTTCCGATAATCATTGCAGACAAACCAAGACGCAATGACCAATGACCAACAAATGACCATCGATGAACTATCTTTGTTGCATCAGCAAATAGATAAATGTAAAACATAGTCAATGAATAACCAAGAACGATGTTTGATATGAAATTGATTGTAGTATATAGATTCATAGGTTGTTTTTCTTTTGGTATATTTCAAAGAGTTTCTCAACACCTTTCAATCCAAAATACCCAAGCAAGAACGCAATACCATATTGCGACTTGCCAGTCAACTCAAACAAATCAACAACAAGTTGCGTGAGATAGTTTGCAGATAATGTTCCCGAAACTATTCCAATGATGGATGCCTTTGCATTAAATGTTGATTTCTTGGACACCATCAAAAGACTTCCGAACATCCCGGCAATCATCAACGCAACATCGATTCCAAACTCTTGCAGAAACTTTTTCATGTTATTATTTGACGGCAAGACCTTTGCCATCGTATTCAATATTTTTCTTTTTATATAAACTGATACGGACTTCTTTCGGGACTGATTCTTCAGCCACAGGAACAAGGAGATGATTGCAATTGTAACCACCACGAAATACTTGAAAGTTTGATTTTGTAGTGTTCGGAATCATACCTTCCTTACCGACATTCTTGCCGTCAACGATACCTCTTGATGCATCACCGATTTCGGTTTCATGCACCCATCTTTTTTCGACCAATGCAACACACAATGGTCGGCTTGTATTTGCAGTCAATGAACCAACATATTGATACCACTTCAAACCTAAATCATCAGTAACAACTTTCTGATAGTTTGCCGTGTATTGACTCAATGAGTCAGTCATTATCTGCCTTGAATAAGACATCAACTTCGGGTCTATCTTATCAGACCCAACCATGAAATCGGTAAGTTGTTTATTCAAGTCAAGGAATGATGAACCACTTGTGATGTTTCTTTCAAGAATTTCACCGACTCCACCAATGACATTCTCATTGATTGCTGATTCACTCAATGATTCAACGGTTGAATTGATAGACACTTTTTGCAATTCAGCAATCACTTTTGGTCTATCAAATGCATCAAATGCCTTACTGAAATAATCAGTTTGCAATGTTGTTATGTCTGCAAACGATTCTTTGATATCAGAGATGTTTTGATAGTATGCATCAGTCAAGATGCTATTCTCTACCCTTGACTTTATCTTGTTAATCAAACGAAGATTTTCAACTGATATTTTTATGTTACCGGATGAATCAAGTTTCAATTGCTTTAGCAATCCTTGAATGTCTTTGAATGCAGATTGTGAAAGTTCGGGAAGAGTGTTAACAAACTTCCCGATTCTTTCATCAATCAATTCAACAAGTTGATTTGCTGAAACCGCCATTGCTATGCTTGTGTGTTAGGTGCAACAACTGGCTTTGGTGTTCCAACAATTCTTGCCCCTGTTTCAGTATCGAAACCATATATTTCATACAACAATGCAATTGCTGCATCAGGATCCGTGATACCTTGAGCAACTGACCTTTGAACTTCAAGGATACCTTGCACACCACCGACTGAACCTTTGAGATTTGCTTTGGCTTCGGCTTCGATGTCAACAACATCAGCATTTGCAGTCGCACCATCAATAGGTGTTGATGTGATTGACTTGACAACTGGACTGATTTGTTCAATCTTTTCTTGTGCATATTTGTAAAGGATTGCCAACTTCTCTGACCTTTTCAGATTCAAAAAATTGTCTACTTCTTCAATTGCTCTTTCAACAAATGCAACAATGTAATTGCTCAACACAACATCCTCCTTTGAAACCGACTTGGTCAAAAGCATATCTGCTTTCTCCTGTTCAGTTACATTTGGCAATGGATTGCATTGTTTAATGGTGACAATCTTGTCACGCAAAGTTGAATTGTTGTAGAAATATTTGGTGACAAGGTCGATTTCCATTTCATCAGTAATCAATGAATCGACATTCGCCTCTTTTGCACTCTTGATTTGTTGCATCACAACTCCTTCGCTGAAGATGTCAAACCTTTGAGGAATATTTATCTTCGGCAACATTGTCTGTCTCACATCATAACTGATGACAAGATTTGAATTTCGATATTCATTGATGAAGAAATAGACATCATTCAAGATATTTTCGACAATGTGATAGTAGACTGCATAGACAAAATTGTTTGCCTCTTCCCTGTCATATTGCTTTGATATACCACTCTGATTCAATGAACCTACGATGTAGTCCATGCCAATGGATGACAATGCATTCAGAATGTGGTTTTGAATCCTTTCATCTTGAACTCTGACAATGTCAGTTGGCTTGGTAAGATAACCAGCGGGAGGAATTGGAACTGATGTCGGAGCAAGTCCAGTTTGCTTGATGACAATTTCTTTTTCGGGTGACCTTGCAAAGTTTCCATCACCATTACAAGTCGGACAAACAACCGAACCTTGTGCCGTTGGAACTTTACCAATGCCACTACAAGTCTGACAATCTTGTCCATCAACTCTCCACATTGTAGAGAAAATATTTTGAATCACCTCTGCATCCAAGTCAGACATCTCTCTTGCAGCTTTGTCAAGACCGGGCAACATCGAAGATATGAATGATTCATACAAGACATAGTCTTCCGTATGCTTTTTTACAAAGCCACCAAGTTGCCATGCCGGAAGAAATCCGATGTTGTGAACCATCTTGAGAACCATGTTGAAATTGGTTGTTGAACCCATTGATCCTGATTGTTCAATATCCCATATTTCATGTGGTGTCATTATCGTTATGACTCTGCCATTGGTGTATGTTCTTCCGTTTGAGTAGTATGTGCATTTGCGTTCTGATTCATAAACCAAATACTCTTCGGCTTCAAAATCAATGACTCTTTTTGAATCTATGATGTATGTGTATGGCTTGTAGTATTCGGATGGTTGCACATCATATGAAATCGGCATGACTGCAATGATTCCATTTGGGTCAGTCAACAACTTTTTGATGCCATAAGAATACATCCAATTCTCAACACTATTCCAATAAGGATAATTGTATTCGGTATAGTTCTCAAGTGACTCCGATTCCTTGACTTGTGGTGGATTGAATGCTTGTGACCAATCAATCTTCCAGTCCTCTGAACGAATGCCTTTCTTCAAGATGTTTAATACCTTGAAACATGGAGTCTTGTTTTCGGGAATATAGTTCTCTCTTCTCCAATTCTTGAATCGTTCTGATTCATTGGGTCGCATATTGTCAATCAATCTTTCAAAGTATGGGTTGTGGTCAACCAATCTTTGAGAATCATCAAATGCCTTGCGAAAGAATCCATCGAAATGGAATGATACATGATAGTGTTCATCGATACTATCTGCATACATATGATGTCGCTTCCGACCGTTGAAATACTGGTCTACAAAAGACCTGTCAACTATTGTCATTTTCGTTTATATTATTGCCCTTTCCGGCAAGAATTTATTCTTGTTTGTTAATGGGAAATATCGTTCCCCAATTTGATTCATATAATACTTTGCAAGATTGTCATATATCTCTTTGACATTATTGCGTTGCATTGCTCCACCAAAAGAACAAAGATAATAGTCTTCATACATCTTTGATGGTTGCAGATTCATTTGCTGAAATGACTCCCAATATGCCGGATAGTATGGTGATGTGTGAGGATATGTTCCTGTCTGCATCATGGCTATGGTATATGCCAGTTCATCAGGTTGATTGTTGCCAAAGACCTTGTATGAAACTTTGGGATAGTCGAAATTCTTCTTGACTTTTTCAAACAATGCTTTGACATCTTTGGTTTTCTTAAAATAGATGAACTCACTTGACAAGTGAAACATCGTTTCATCTTTGAATCCGTAGATTGATTTTATATCTGATGGTGTTGCCCATTCAATGAAACCATTTGGTGCATCATTAATCGAAAGACTTCCACGATTTGACATCGTAAAATCAACATCTGCCAATTCATCAAACAATTGGTTGATTGATTTCTTTGGCAACCAAATCATGTCAGCATCCAAATACAATGTCACATCATAAGGACTCAAGTCATACACTTGTGTTTTGATTTTGAAGATGTCCTTTGTGCCAAGTGATTTTGACACATAGTGTTTCTCCTGTGCTTCGATGATATGGTCAAACAATCCAAGTTGCTTGGCATTCAAATGACCAATACCATTGCCTTCAAAGACAATGGAGATGGGAATGTTCGGTGAACTTGCTTTGATTGATACGGCAAGTTGATATGCATAATTGCCGTAGTAAGGATGATGTGCTGCGATTAATAAGACACCTTGTGATTTCATTTGATTATTTCTTTTTGTAACTACCTTTTTTCAATGAACCATATGCAGATGATAATGCCATTGCTACGGCTTGTTTTTGAGGATGTCCCTTTTTGATTTCCATTCTGATATTTTCAGAAATGATTTTTGGAGATGAACCTTTTTTAAGTGGCATAACTTTTTGGTTTTTTTGGTTTTATAGAATGGTAGTATGATGTAGTTTTTCATTATTGTTTGCATTTAGCAATCCCATCGTTTCCGTGCTGCCTTGCCTCTTTCTCCAGTCCAACCGATAGACCTTGCACAAAAGGATTCCTTTCTTGCCTTGTCGGCTTCAGTCTTTGGATTTGGAGCGGGAGCTTTCAAGTTTGATCCGGTCAAACGATTGTATCTTTCTCTTCCGATTGCAGTCATACCAGCACCTTGTGAAATGGGAAGAAAGTTCTTTCCCTTTCCTGTGGTGGTCTTTGGTATATTGGTTTTCTTTTCTGCCATGTGTTGAAAGTATTTGATTTGATTTTCTATATGTTGAATCTTATCTTCTGATTCCGTATTTTGAATTGAACTCTTCGTTTTGGTATCGGTAAAAATACATCTTTTTATTGATAAAACATTCACTTTTTATGAGTGGATAAATGCGTTTGGCAAAGTCTGCATCTTCACCGAATCGTAAGTCAGAACATCCAACTTGTTTGCACAATTCAGTCTTGATTGGAATCTTAAAGAATGGTGAACGAACATATTGATAGATTCCGACATTCGATGCCCATCGATTGTATTCTTTTGATATGCATGATGTCGCTTTTCGGTCACCTTCAAAGTTGCAATCTTCAAGATAGCCGATGCAGTCAGGATCCTCATTCGTTGCTTTGATTATTGCACTTACATAATCATCTGCAATCCAATCATCATCATCAATCATCACAAGGTATTTGCCATTTGCTCTATCAATCAACTTCTGCCGTTTCGCTCCGATGCTGATTTCCTTGTTGTCAACCTCAAAGATGACTTCAACTTTCTTTTGCAACTTTGATTCTTCGATTTGCTTTTCAATGTATGACATCAATGCAAGAAACTTTTCTTGCCTTGAAACGATTGTTGGTATTGCGATTGTCAGAATTGGTTTCATAGTTTTTTCCATTCATTGAACTTTCCATTGTATTGCCATACATTCTTTGTGTGACCCCGATAAATCATTGTCCACAATCCTGTGTTGCCAGTTGTAAGTATCAGTTTCCTTGCTTGACCGATGGCATAAAGTGCGGCAAGAAAGTTGCAAAGGAATGCATTGCGATAAGATTTTGATGGCATCACATATGAATTGTAATTGCGACTAATTCTTGGTATCTCATCAAATGCAATTGTGTCATTGAAATGAGAAACAAAATATTGATAGAACTCTTGCTCATCAGTCTGCACAATGAATTGTTTTGATTTGCTTTGATTTGCCATTTCAACAATCACATCATATTGACATCTTCCGACCTCTTTGATTTTATCATTACCACGATAAAGAATTGCAGTTCGATTTCCCATGCGTTCAATCATGTCTTTTGCAATGTCAAGAATCTCTTCATGCAATGGACACAATGCATTTGCAGTTTGTGTCAATAAATCAACATTAATATCATCATACCATCTATATTGCCAATCTTCTTTGAATGGCACATATGGCAATGGTCTGTTCCAATATTTACCAAAGACATTTTGTGCGACATTTTGATAGTGCGAATCTTGATACCATGCAAATTGTTTTGATGAATCAATTGAATCGGGATAGTATCCAAATCGTTCATAGAACTCAATTGCCTCATGCAATCGCATTGTCATGCACGATGTCGCTCCGGCATTATGTGTGCAAATCATTTGACTCATAGTCCAAAGTTTATTTGTTTGCGTTTATAGTAGTTCTCTTTGTCACGCATGAAATAAGATTGAGTCTTCTGCATCAATGCATCTGGTCGCATTCCTGGTGTATTGCTGAAATGAATGTGCTTGAATAAGACATCATCAATGAATACCATCTTGTTCAGTTGCATTGCAACATCCGTGTATTCATTGTCGCACCAAAGACTGATGTATGATGGATGGTATAGGTAACCGAATCTATCATAATATTTTCTGCCCATGATGTTCATGGTGCAAAGACCATTCTTCTTTGTGTTTATGTCACCATCCCAAAACCACAATGTTCCATCGGTATCAGAATAGAAACTCTTCATGTTGCGAATGATGATGTCATCCCAATGCTTACGCATACAAACCATGTCATCAGATGCAAGAACAATAATATCCCAATGTTTCTTGTAAAGCTCCAACCCACGATTGACTGCATGAATCTTTGATGTCGATGTGCCATGATTGATTGTGATGTTTTTGGACAATGCATTGATTGATTTCAAAACATCATCATTCATTGACGGATCATCTGAATCCAATGTGATTAAGTAGTCAATATTTGATTCATCGTATGTGTTATCGATGTAACCTTTGAGTGTTGACAGGAACTTATCAGGTCTTGACCGGGTCGGAAACTTTACAAGAATTTTCATTTGTTAGCAGAAATTACAAGTCTTTGTTGGCGGTTCAATGGTAGCACAATATGCAGATGTGTTGCCACAATTCTTATTCTCTACCAACTGGACTTTTTCAGATACATTGATTGTGGTCATGGCTTCGATGTCATTGCGTGTTGCATATGTGACTGAATACTCATCATCATCGACAAAATATTCAACACCATCGATATATAGATGGTCATATCCGGCAAGTGTTGACAGGAAATCATGCACATATTCAGCGACTGAATCGACTCTGAACTCACGGCTTTTTCTGCGTTTGAAATATACGGTGTTCTTGTTTCCAAGTGAATCTTCAAATGACTCTCTCTCTGCTGAATATTTGCCACGAACAAGTCTTGATTTGAGTCTGATGTTCGGTGTAAAGAATGAACCATTAAACACAAAGCCGAATGCATTCTTATCATTGCAGACTTTCACCAAGTGGGTGCAGTCACCATCGACAATCTTGAACATATTTGAACAACAATCACAAACGATTGCAGAGGCACACACTTGAATCTTAATTTGAAAGATAGTCAAGTCAAATGTGTCGCAACCAGTTCCATGTGATTCAATTTGCAATTGCAGTAAATCTCCTGTGTTCCATGTGAATGAATGACTAAATGGTGCATCAGTTGTTTGCCAAGGGGTTGTGCCTCCATTATGACTAAACCGATACCTTACGCAATTGATTTCATCTACTGACCATGAAACCGTGTAGCATTGTCCATCAATTAATGTTGAATTGTCAAAGACCGCAGTTGCTTGACCACTCAAAAGAACTGATGCATATGTTAGAACCGTTCCACCTTCAGATGGTGTCAATGTTGCATTGGTTTCAAGGATGGTATATTCATGCGAAAATACATCTTCGATGTTTTGGTCATCGGTGTTAACGCATGGGTCTGCGATACAAATGTAGTAGCAACCACCCTCAACAACGGATGGATATGATGACCAATTGATTGATGTTGTCAATGAGTCTTCTGCAATTGTCCATGCCTTGTCTATCTCTGCAACAAAGTTTCCGTTTGAGTCTTTGATGGTCATGCGATAATTTACAGGAACAACACAAGCATTGCTTTCGACAATGTCATCAAAACAAATCGTTGATGTTGTAGAATCGGGATAAAAATAAATTGTGTTGTCATCAACAGATAAGAATGTGAATGTATATGTTCCTATTGATGTGATTACTGCAAGAATTGTTGAACCAATTTGCAATGTGAATGAACCCGAAATATCGGTAACCGTGAATGTCCATTGAATGTATTGTCCATCATTGCCAATTAAAATTGACAATGGTGTCAATCCCTCACTTACTTTGCAATAAGATTCAGTCCATTCTTCCGGATCAGCAGTAAAGTTTTCCGGACTGATTTGATTAACGCAATCGGGACATGGTGTGAGTTTAATTTGAAATTGCGTTGTGTCATTCAATGTTGCAAGTTGCACATACTTCGGTGATGGTTCTGCACAAGCATCGGTTGTATATTGAAAGACAACAGGTTGATTTGGTATGTATGTAGTTGACATTAATTGCTTGTATTTTCAAGATTTGAAATCAATTCGATGGATGCCATGCCAGTTGATGAGTTTCTATCAATGTTGTTTATCCATCCTTTCTTTGATGCATTGTCAATGCCAAACATTATTGCCCTTGATGGGTTTGACTTTAATGTTATCCAATCGTTTTCGCTGATAGGATAATCGTATTTAAATAATGAAACATGATAAGTATTGCTTGTTGATTCTTTGTATATGCCACCACCATCAGCCGTTCCAACACATTCAAACTCACATCCAGATAAGAAACGAACTGAATGAGAGCCAAGTTTATTGATGTATGCTTGTAATGGGTCGGTTTCACCACTTATTGCAGACCAATCATATTCAATATTTATTCTTGCAGTTTCTCCAGCGGCAAGAAATATGTCAACAAATACTTCATCGGTAAATGTTTTTGGTGGACTGAATGGTGTTCCTTGAAATAAGTTGATTGCTTGTGTTGTTTTTATTGGTGTCAACGAACTATTTTCTCTTTGAAATGTAACACCATTATATGCTTTGACATTGACTCTCCATCCAATGGCAGCAAGTCCATTGCCATTGATGAAATCAAAGGCAACAAATGCTTCCCACTTCCATTTCAATTTAACACGGAATGAATATATCCCATTTGCATTCGCAGTATATTCATACAAAGTGTTTGAATAACTATTGCTTGGGTCATTGTTTGGTGGTGTCGAATCATCTTGAAATGCAAATGGCTCAATGTCTGCCATGTATGTATTCAATCCAACATTGTATGTTGTATACAATCCTGTATTTGCATTTGATGATGCCATGAACTTGGTGTTTCCAGCATTCAAGAATTGTGCAATTGCACCTTGCACATCCCATCTCAAGGCAACATTATCATTGGTTAATGTTTCATTGAAGAAC